TACGGGGAAGTAGATCGTGATGTACCGATCAACGATCTGAACTTTGCGTTGCTCCCCGGAGTTGTTGAGAGGGTTGTCGTTGTCATACCGACTAGAGTAAGGGGCAGAAGCCCGATCGCCCCGAGAAGCAACGTCCAGTCGGATGATCTAAGGCGGCCTGTAATATCAGCGGGCAGAAGCAACACACAATCAAGGGATTTGATATAGGAGTGATATGGCACTAAGAAGAATCGTAGAACCAGAGCCTTTGTTTGAACCTGAACACGCCAAGGTTCACTGCCGGATAGATTCTGAGAGTGAGATCGAGGACGGTTACTTAGAGCATCTTATCCGAGCGGCAACAGACTTCTGTGAGAAGTGGCAGCGACGGGCATACAGAACGCAAACCTGGGAACTCTATCTTGACGGTTGGCCTGTTCAGCCGTGGATTCGGATAGATGTTTCACCACTTCAATCAGCGAGGGTGTTCTACTACGACACGCAGAATGTTCAGCATGAGTTCACAGCGTTTGATATTGACCCCGTAAGCGAGCCGGGGTATGTCCTACTCAGGCCGGGCGCGTCATGGCCTTCTATCGGCCTTAGAAGCGGCAATGGGGTGAGAATAGAGTTTGTCTGTGGTTACGGTGACACCGAAGATGTGCCATCTACCATGACACATACTGTTGCTCTGATGGTGTCTCACCTATACGAGAACAGGGAGCCTATTGAAACAGGCGGTAGAAACATCGGGGAGATACCGTTCAGCCTGAGGAGTATGCTGAACCAGAACAAGGTGTATATATGATAGCTGGGAAATTGCGACACAGAATCACCTTCATGGAGCCGAACCGAGTCCAGAACGAGATCGGCGAATGGGTAGAGGAATGGCGACCTATCGAAAAGAATCCGACAGTCTGGGCGGCAGTTGAACCGCTAAGGGGAAGGACTTATTTCGAGGCCAAGCAAGCGACGGCAGATGTGGACGGTAAGATCACGATTAGGTATAAGCATATCGAACCGTTCTGGCATATCGTGTGGAATGACTGGGAAGGTGTGCAAAAGGAATTCAAGATCGTGTCTATAATCCAACCTCAGCAGAGGGGCAAGATGGTAGAACTGTTATACAAAGAGGACTTAGACTGATGAAAACAGATTTCACAATTATGGGCATGAAGGAGTTACAGAGGCAACTTGTCCAGCGTCAACTAGAAATGAACAGGGCTATCAAGAAATCAGCCTTAGAGCAAGCCACAACACTGAAAGACGAGATTAGTGGCAGAGCACCTCGGGGTGCTACTCGTAGATTGGCTAAAGCGGTAAAGGTTAAGTCAGGCTATCAGCCTTTGCCGGACAGGGTTTACTACAGGGCGGGGGAACCTGATCCTCTGGCCGTGGTGGTAGGGCTTGATAGCCGCGTAGCCTTCTATGCTCACATGGTGGAATATGGGACTTCGCATTCTGCCGCCAAACCATTCGTTCGGCCTGCCGTGGATAGCCTAGAAGATAGGCTCCACAACAATCTTGCGAACGACATTAAGGCGGGCGTGGAGAAGGGTTTATGATAGAGCACGCATTGAGAAGTTTGTTAGCCAACTCGGAACTTGTTACTCATTACGTAAGCGACAGGATTTACTACGTCCAGGCGATTCAAGAGGTTCAGTTACCATATATCGTGATGACAAAGGTCTCCGCGCCGCGTATTCATTCACACGACGGGTACTCTAACTTAGCAAACCCTCGTTTCCAATTCTCTTCATTCGCCGAGACATACTTAGAAGCCAAGCAAATTACACGCGCTATTCAGCAGGTGTTACAGGGTTTTCGCGGGGTATCCGAGGATGTTCATATTCAGATGTGCCTCTACATGAACGAGGTCGATATGTACGAGACGCAGACGGGGCTTCACCACGTAGCGGTGGACTATGAAATATATCACCGGGAAATGCTCCCTATTGTTGAACCCTACGAATACGAAAAGCCTTATGAATACGAGCAACCCTACGAAAAGGAGAAGCCCTATGAAGAAGTAGAAGACCCTGACGAAGAACCACATTTATAAGGAGGTAAAACATGGCAGGAATGTCAGCACACGGAACACAAATATATTGGCTGGACGACCCGGCGGCTTTTGCGCCGGCTAACCGAATAGGGGAAGTAACGTCAGTTTCAGGGCCTACCACAACGGTAGACACGATTGACGTAACGTCCCACGACTCGGAAGGCTGGCGAGAGTTTGTTGCCGGACTGGGCGACTTTGGGGAGTTGAGGTTCGATGTGAACCTGCATCCAGCATACGCGGGCAACAACCAGATGGGCTTATACGATGACATGATCGCAGGTACTCAGAGATATGTCGTGATCGAGATTCCGGCAGACCCGAACTGGACTCCGGCAACAGCGGAGTACTACTTCTGGTGTCCTGGGTACATCGTTGGGTTTGAGATTTCGGCACCGTTCGACGACAAGCTGAGCGCGTCCTTGACGATCAAGCTGTCTGGTGTCCCGCAGCACGGTTCAACGCCGTATGAAGGTTCGTAATGAAGGCAAGCCCGAAAGTTAGTATTGAATTAGACAAGCCACGCACTCTATGGTTGAACTTCAACGCTATGGCTCTCTTTGAAAAAGAGACGGGGAAGCACGCTTTCAAGGCATTGGGAGACCCGTCTGCTTCTGATTTGAGGGCTTTGGTGTGGGCGTGTTTGGTGCATGAGGACAAAGAGCTAACCTTAGACATGGTTGGCGAGACGATGGACTTAACCACCGTTGAATACGTCATGGGGAAGATCATGGAGGCGTGGCAGGTCGCACTCCCTGACAAAAAGGGAAAAAAAGCGGGAAACCTCCCGAGTGGAACTGGCTAGAGATATGGTCATTCGGGAGGTTCCACCTCTCACTGTCTGAATCCGACTTCTGGGAGTTGACGTTAGCACAGTTCGACGCTCTGGCGGAGCGTTACCAGGATTCCAAAGAATGGGAGGATCACCGTGCTGCGTTAATATGCGCTGTTGTCGCCAACTGTCATCGGGGGAAGAAGTCTAAGGCTTATAAACCGTCCGACTTCATGCCGAAGAAGAAGGCTATCCAAACTCCCCAGCAGATGAAATCCACTCTATTGATGACAGCCAAGGGGATGGAGAAGAAGTATGGCAAAAGAGATAAGTAAGTTATATGTGGTCGTTGGGGCCCGCACACAAGAATTCACCAAGGCTATGGGAGACACCCGCAAGCAATTAGCTGGTGTGGGTGCTGCCATGACCGCCGTGGGTGCTGCTGGCATGAAGTTGACCGCTGACGCGCGGAAGCTGAATGCCGAGTTATCACGCACGGGGTTGACGGTAGGGTTGTCGTCAAAGGAAATGCAGGGCCTTGCCTTGGAATTGACCGACGTGACTTTTCGCATGGATTCTGTCATAGCGACCCTCGATCAACTAGCCAGAGCGGGTATAAAAGGCGAGGAGAATCTAAAGGCGCACGCGCTGGCTTTTGACAGATTGGGTGATGCGATAGGGATGAACGCTGAACAGGTTGCGGAGGTTCTACTCCCTGCGTATAAAATGTTCGGTGAGGAGATACCCAGGACTGCGGAGGAGATGGACAAGTGGACGTGGATTGTTCGCACGACTCAGATGGAGTTGTCGGAACTTGGAAGTGTCATGGGTTACGTTGCGACGTACGGACAAGATTTGAACATGACCTCCGAGCAGATGGTGATTATCCTAAGGGCGTTGGCAGAACAGGGCTTGGGAGCATCGGAAGCGTCAAGACGGTTCAGGACTGCTATCAATCAGGCCGCAGGGGATATGGACAAGTTTCACCAGATACTCGGCATTACGCAGTCCGAGATTGCCCTTTACTCGGCAGAGTTGAACGAAGCTACGGGGATCACCGACAAGAACGCCGACGTGATGAACGAGCAGTACAGCATCATGGATAAGTTGTCCTCCCAGTGGGAGCAACTGAGAGCCAGGTTAGGCTTCCTGCTGATTCCTTTAGAAGCTGTGTTTGGAGTTATGGCAATGTTCGGCCCCGCGATGATGACGGCAGCAGTAGCNGGNNNGNNACTNATGGNTNNGTTGACTGCNTTAAGGGGTAGTATGCTCGCCACAAAGNTGATGGCGATGAAGATGTGGGGGGCTATTACATTAGGTATCGTTCCTGCGATTATAGGAATCGTGGAGTTGGTGAGAAATTGGGAAAGCGTAGTAGCGTTCTTCAAAGGCCCAGCGTATCAGGCTGCCCGACAGGTAGAGGGTGCACTAAAAGATCTTGCCCAAACCATGAAGTCTGATGTGGCGGAGGCGGTACAGACTTCCATTGACGCACTAAGGGAAGAGCATCGCGTGTTTAGCGCAGGGATAGAAGAAAGAAGGCGGTTATGGCGTGAGGCTCACTGGGAAAGAATAGACCAGATTAACGAACAGTTCTGGGCTGAAGTGGAGTTGATGCGAGTGCAGGGCATGATTACTGAGGAGCAGTACCAGAACTTGCGTAGAGTCTACGGTGAATGGGGGAAGGGGCGAGAGGAGATAAGCGCGGTTGAGAGAGCAATACTGAAACTCAGGCTAGATGAGTACCTAGAGGATATTAAGGAACTAGAGCCTGGGACGCTGGCGCATGAGCGGAAACTGCTTGATATTCTAAGGATACAGGATCGACTACGAGCGGAATACACATGGCCTGAACTGGTGGCTGACGTCTGGGATACAGCCAGTGATGCTATGGAAAAGCATTACGACAAGCAGATTGAGGAAACAGATCCTGAGGACTTTATAGGTAAGAAGCAATTATGGGCGGATGCATGGGGAGAGGCTATGGGCGCGGTTCCCGACCCTGAAGATATGGAGGGGTTTAGGAGTTGGATTGAAGGGGTGAAGGAACTCATTGAAGAGGCGGTAACGGAGGGTTTCAAGGAGCCCGAGTTCTTTGCGGAGATGCTGCCCAAGGCGTTGGAGAAGCACGCGCCGGATGAACCTGAAATGCGTCCTGGCTGGCAGAGAATGCTGATGCAACTGCACCCTATATCTGGGTTAATAGATGACATACAGCACCAGCGAGGGATGGGAGATGAGCAGGCGGTTCAGGAATGGGAGGAGATCACACAGGGGTTGCTGGACTTCATCGAGGAATTCAGTCAGGCTGTTGACGAGATTGAGATAAGCGAAGACCTGACTGGTGCTGTGAAGGAATGGTCTACTGCCAATAAAGCATACGAAGGGGCGAGTAGGGATATAAGCCAAGCTGCAAAGGACATAAGCGACGCTGCCAATAGGCTGAGTGTCGGCGGTGTCCCCATGCAGCATGGTGGTATCGTAACCTCTCCGACGATGGCCTTAATAGGGGAGCGCGGGCCGGAGGCCGTGATACCGCTAGACAAACTNGGACTCCCAACACAAGGAACAGAGACACACTATCACATCGGGACGCTGGTAACAGACGAACACTCGTGGAATCAACTAGCGAGAAAAATGGGGCAGAAGCTAGGCGAGGATTCACGGAGAAACCAATTCGGGCAAGTGAATAGAGGATATTACTATGGCCGCAGTTCAATATGATGTCTATGTAGACTGGGACGCTACCGATTGGGGAGCTACACCAAACTTCATGCAATCGTATGACCGCATTTCGGGGGATGTAGGCACGGACGGGATCAACTACATTACTTGGAAGAGAGGGAAGGAACGAGAGGAGGGTAACGCTCCGGCTGCTCTGTTGGAGATTCGGTTGACTCCTGGCTTAGATATAGTGGAGAAGTATTCACCCTTTACCGAGGGCATCTTAGAGGGGAAGATTCGCCCCTGGCTGCCGGTGAAGGTTACAGCTACTCCCGAAGGTGGTACAACGGAGCCGGTCTACTTCGGATACATTCAGAGGATACATTGCGACCCACACCCGGGCAATCCGACGGTGTCTATTTACTGTACAGACGGGACCGACTTGTTAGCACGGCAAGTCTTAACTCAGGATATGGAGAGCAAAGAGATTTGCTCGGACGGGGACGCGGTTCACAAGGTACTGGACGCAGCCGGCTGGCCGGTTGCGAGAAGGGACGTAGACCAAAGGGGTGGCAATGATCTATTAGGCTATCCCGACACTTACGCTTACTAGGAGAATATGCCAACTGAAATCTGCGACGATGGTAGAGCTGTGGAGAAGATACTAGACGCAGCGGGTTGGAATCTTAACAGGAGGAGAATAGACAGGAGCGGGGGGGAATGACTTACTAGCTTACCCGGCCTGTCACCCGTACTAATGGCGACTCTTATATACAACGTAACCGACCTCCAGAATATGAAGAATGATTTATCGGGTGAGTACGAGCTTGC